ATGCATTCAGAAATCGCAATTTCTACAGAATCACCGAAAGTATTTTTCAATGATGGCCGTCTGGTCACAACCTCTCAGGCTATCGCCGATTACTTCGATAAACAGCATAAACACGTTCTTGCCAAGATAGATGCTCTGGATTGTTCGCCTGAATTCGCATCAGCCAACTTTTCGGATGATGTTCAAACTGTCGAAATCGGTAATGGTGCCGAACGTGAATCACGTTGCTACCTGATCACCAAAGACGGCTTTATGTTTTTGGTGATGGGTTTCACCGGGAAGAAAGCAGCCAGGCTCAAGGAGGCATACATTGCCAAGTTTAACGCGATGGAGGCTGAGCTGCATAAAAGACCCCCAACTGCTTCACGTCAAGGTAATTACGCTGTAATCACCTACTTTGAAAACGGTTTGCCTGTGGCCTGTCACCCTCTTATGCCTGGCGAAGTAGTTATGAACCCAGACTCATGTCTTGAGCATGTAATGCGATGCGGCTTCGTGGTGATCCCGGCAGCTGAGGCGGGCAAGTTGACGCTGGATGAGTTTTGTGAACTGGTAGCCAGAACTAAACGTGTGCGGAAGCACTAGCGGATTGCGGATACAAAAAACCCCGGTTGGTAGCCGGGGCTTTTTGTTGTTCATGATGTGCTTGTTGATTTCAAAATCTACAGCCGACCACGATCTGACAGGGTTAAATTAGCTTAATATTTCCCTGACTTCAAGAAATTGTTAGCTTAACCTAATTCCCTGAAGTAAAATTCGCGCGTCAAATCATGGCTGTATGCAGGGCTTTGTCAAAGGATTTTCCCCGTTGAAACGGGTGGTGCCGTCAAAGCTTTAGCCTGGAATGCAGCCGACCATGATCTGACGATCAATCTGTTGGATTCGGGGAAATGTGAAAGCTAATCTGACAGGCTGCAATCCTCACGTGAGGAAGACGGATGATGGAGACCCGACATCTGCTTAAGCAGATTATCGAGATCATCATTGCTGTGCTACAGCTGATCCTGCTGTTCCTGTAACAGTCGGAAACGTAACTAAGGCGCGCTCAGCCGACCAGCTGGCGCGCCTTTAACATTTTACACATGATTGCTGGCTGCAACCTTAACTATCCTGGGCAGCCCGCTATTGCTTATGGTGAGGCTGCTCAGTTAGCATTGAGGTAGGGAAAGAGGGTTCTGTGATTTTGCGTGCCGGCGCGTCTACTTCCCCCACCAGCACTAACCGCCTATTCCTCAGACCACTTGCTATCTGGTTCTATAGGCCACTCGATATCGTTATAGCCAGTCTCATCCGTTACACTGGCAAAGACCAGCGTCTTAAGCGCTTTTATGTAAGCCATCCACTTAATAAGACTCGCCTTATCATCATCAGTAATGACTCCCAGCTCAAGCTCTGTTCTCCAGTCGGCAGTGGTGCTGTTCGCACTCACCAGCAGGCTTTTACGCTGAGATTCTGCTCGCTCGCTCCAGTCAATAACCGGGTCGACCAGTAATGGATTACCTTCGGTGTCTGACGAGATAACTTTACCTCTCGACTGACCATCCAGCAGGGAATGATAAGTCTCGTCGGTTATTTCTATGGCGTCGGAAGGAATATCTTCATTAACATATGCATTGAAAAAACCCAGATCTTTTTCTGAAAAAAAGTAACTCATAATTTACCTCTTAATAACCGATTGCAAACCAGCATAACTGGCGGTCTGTTGCGGCAGTATTTGACAGGGAATATTGTGATGCCGATTTAATAAATCCCGTCATTGAGTTTTCGCCAGCCGTTCGCTCGATGTTGTTTGATACCGTCAGCGATGCGCAACCAGTCGGAAACGAAACCGGGAAACTGAATGTCCGCGTGGTTGCCCCGCTAACGCTCTCAATCCCCCACTGAAATATCATTCCCGTGTTTGAATCTTTAAACCATCCGCGCGACCCTCTCGATGCGGTATTGACCTTCTGGAAGGTGCTGTTAGCCAGCGTCTTGGTATAAAACCGGTTATCGAAATTTTCATAACTGCCCGGCTTAATCTGGCCTTTCGCTTCCAGATTTCCGCCACGGGTATCGACAAAGACCGTGACCCCTTCACTCCCGGTGAGAGTGCAATAAAATCCGATACCGTTCCATGATTTCAGCATCAGGTTATTACTGGAAAAACCTGCGCTATCCTCACCCTGATAAATCCCCGTGCTGTTCCTGATTTTCACGCCTTGAGAGAAAGCGACCTCTTTCTGGAAGGTGCCACCCTTTGACGCTGAAACGGCATCGACTTCATTAGCCGAGGGTGGGTTATTTGAATCGTAGAGCTTAATCCAGCCCTGCCACTCGCCGTTCATTTTTGTGCGGTGGCGCAATGGCTCATCGGGGCGACCTGCACGCCAGCCAATCTGACGGCCTGTGTTTTTGTCATACTGGCACTGAATGATCTCCGACACAGTACCCGCAACAGGACCATGAACACCATTAGCGGGCACACTGAAAAAACAATTATAGTTAGGAGTATTTGCATCACCATAGGTAGCGCCGAATTCTGCACCAACCCCCATCCAGCCCACTACCGGAACACGATCAACTGTCGTATCAATCGTTGATGTAACGACATCTTTCTGCGCTGCAGTTTTAAGCTGCAGGTTGGCCCGCGCCAGCGCTTTATCAGCCAGATCGGAAAGATTGTTATTTTTAAGCAGCGCATCAGGGATTTTAGAGGTAATAATTTTTACAATCGCCTGATAAAGCTGATCATGCTGATCTTTATTCAGGGCCAGACCTGACTTTTCAATTACAGCGCAGATTTCTTCCTGAACGGCATCCCACATATCGCTGTTCAGGTCGGTAGCACGGCGGCCTGTCGCCGGGTCGCCATTCGTAAAACCATTTTTTCCAGGACCAAATTTATCGGCCTGTGCCGTAGGTGTATCAATTCGATGCATTGTTTGTTCCTTCCGGGTATGCAAAAACGACGACGGTGTGCGATGGCGCCAGTTTTTCAATGACGCATTCTGCGACCGTGTCTCCCCATGCTCTGATTGCGGAATTGCACGCACTGGTGCAGGTCTGCCAGCTGACGTTGGCGTCTGCCGGAATATTCACGCGCCAGTAATAACGCCAGAATTCGCCCCATTCCGGATCGGGGGAGCTGTCGAGGTTCTGAAACTGTTCGATAGTTGCCGTGGTGTAGCCCAGGGCATCCAGCTGGTTGCGGTAAAACTGTTCGTTAATACCGCCAGCAACGTTGGCTTTAGCGTCAAGACGTTGCTGGCGTTGCCGTAGCGACTGCACGCCATCCGGAGTACAGGAATCAGGCAGGCCGTAGACGGTTTCATAACGGTCTATCAACTCTGTTGTTTGCGCGGGGTCGATTTCCTTCATCAGCGCATTAGCTCGCTGATGTACGCGCGTGAGAGACGGTGCCAGCCCTTCAATCAGCGGGTTCTCTCCCTCCCATGCGGGGCCGGGTGGCAGCAGCTTATAGAGAAGCTGCTCATATTCATCATTCAGTGCCATCAGCTGCTTACCCCCGTATACGTCGCCCAGGTAATGGTCCCGACAACGGGTAATTCTGTTTCACCCAGCGCAACATCTGTTACCGGCGCACGTAACTGATGCGCTACCTCACCCGTTGCCAGACTGATCGCCTCACTGATGCGTGACAGGTACATTTTCCCTGATGGCACCCCATCCCTCAGCATCAGGGAATTCAGCTCCGCCGTGACGGCCGCGCGGATTTCCGGCGTATCTTTTGCCAGTGCAATGGTCATCGGAATAACCTTTTCGCTGGCAGCGAACACTGTCAGTCCGGCACCGGCCACAGGCGCCAGCGGAAGAATATGATTGCGGACGGCCTGCACAAGGTCATCACCCGGGGCGGGATGGGTCGGGTTGCTGGTTGCCACCATCACGCCAACGGTACCAATGCCGCTGTAGTGGCGCAGCGTCCAGGCTCTGGTAATACCGGCGATCTCTTTTGCCCAGATGATATAATCGGAATCAGCACCACCCTGCGGTATCCAGTAGTAACGCTCCATAACACGCGCGCGCCAGGTCTCAAGCTCTTCCACATCGTCGCCGCCGGTCACGGTGTCAGCGTATCCGGTTGACGGGATGCCGCTGACTGGCGTACCCAGGCGCAACGCCACACCATCATCGGTATTGCCTGCCGCCCCGGTGTTATCGGCTATCAGCGGAACACGCAATACGCCACCAGACGCTTTCACGGTTTGCGTGGTGGTAAAGGTCACCTGGTCATCACGCTGCACCTGTGTACCGGCGGGCAGCGTGGGCGTACCGCTTATCCCATCCCAGCGCACAAAGCCCGTCGCGGCCACAGCATCCTTACGCGGACATCGTTTGATTCTGCCGTGCCGGTATAACCAGTCCTCATCGCACAAATCAGGCAGCATGTTGCGCGCCAGATAATCGATATACCCGTAAAGTGTATGAACTGCAGCAGCCTGCGCCCGCGCGTAAACCTCTGCATCCATCCTGCGCAGCAACACATCCTCCTGGAAGCGCGTCAGCAAATCACTGCGAATGGTGGCTATCAGTTGCGGGAGTTCAGGCCGTGAAAATTGACTGTCAGCCATCAAGTTCACTCCAGATGTCGTCAAAAGTAATGTTGTGAATAGTGCCGTCGCGCTGGTAAATCGTGACACCGGCCGCCAGCACGTCTATTCCCGTTCGTTCTGCGGTTACATCAACGCGCGCGGCCACACCGTCCTCGGTCATCCACGCCAGTGACTGCTGCATGTACTCGCGGGCATCCTGTGGTGTTTTGTTGGTGAGTTTACGGCGTTTTAGCAGGTACAGACGGGATCCGATCCGGTCGTTCTGTACCGTCGGCCAGGTATCGCCCCACCAGCCATAGGGTTCTGGTGTCCGGTCGTCACTTTCAGCTCGCCGCCAGGAAAAAAGAGAGATCACGACTGAGCGCGTCAAAAGGTCGAGCGGATCCGTGGACTCCTTCAAAAGCCCGTTAACATAGAGGATCATGATTTAACTCATCGGTTGGTTTGGAGGGTTTGTCGTACCGCCGCCGTCGCCATTTTCTTTGTGGGTGTGGCCGTTGTATGTCGTGCGCATTGCAGACATCGTTTTGCCAGCACCATCGCAGAGATCTTTAATTTGTCCGGTGGCCTCGATATCCATTTCGAAACGGGCTTTTGGGGCATTGGTGAAAATAATTGGCTTACCGCCGCCATTAACGACGATCCCGGAGCGTGTCAGGATGACAGACTGCCCCTGATCGTCATAAACGGCCACTTCACCGCGCGCCAGACCTTTCAGCCGGTACCGGCGGTCAGCAACCACCACGGCAACACCGTGTGAGCGATCGCCACCGGGGAACAGCATCACAGCCTCTGCGCCATTCTGCGCAGCGGATGTAAAACCGTACGGTTCAAGGTGCTCCACATTTTCTTTCTGTTCACCGGCGATCAGCTTCAGCCCTGCGGCCTGGCATTTTTTTGCGGTATCGAGCGCGGTGATAACAGCGCGTGTGACAATATTTTGAAGAGAAGATCCAGCCATCAGAAATCTATGCCTCCCGATGATTTTTTCTTTTTCTTCGGTGCAGCCGGTTCCGGCAGATAGGCATCAGCCGGACCGACCCGAATTTCGGTCGTAGTGCCGTTATTGTCCTGGCTGTACGTCACTTCGGCGATCACCAGCTGCTCATTATCAAAGTCATTCAATGGATCGAAAACTATTACTGAGAGATTTGGCCGCCACAGTTCGCCGTTACCCTGCCGCCAGCCCTGAACGGTGTATGTCGATTCGCGGGTTTTTGCAGCTCGTTGTCTGGCCTCAAATTCACACCGCGCTTTGCAGCTGTCGGTCGTCGCCGTGCCGGATTGCTGCACGGTGTGCGGACGGTAGCGCATCACGCCGGAATCAGTCGTACTCTGCCGGATAGCAGCGATCGTCGCTTCACCGAAATCATCATCGGTACCAGGGCGCTGGCCGGTAACCTGATAACTGGAAAAACGTTCGCGGACGCTGCGCTCTGTATCGCATGAAAGGATATTTTCCCCCAGTACCAGCGCCGTGGCCGCTTTCTCACTTCCTGGCTTTCCAAGTACCAGCCTCCCCTGCGCATCATCGTAGGCCAGCGCCTGCACCTGACCCAAAAGACGATTCAGGCAGTCCACCACTGTTTCACCGTGTTCCGGCTGCGCGTCAATGACGGCAGTAGCAGGCGCACCAGCATCCACCACGTCAACGCCGAACGGTTTAGCCAGCGCACTGGCTATGCGGAACAGATTTTTTCCGTTGTGCTGTGCTGGCGCAGCTGAGCAATCAATAAGATCTGCCGTTTTACTGCGTCCAACTATCCCCATGGTGATGGCCGCGGCATCGTAGCGCAGCGGCAGTGCCTCAACCCAGCCGGTAATGACCAGGTCATCCCCGATCATCACCTCAACGAGATCGCCATTTTTAATCTGAGGCACGCCATCATTGCCAGGCCATTGCCGGGTGATCGAAACATTAAAATCACGGGCAACGCGATCAATGCCGGCGCTGATTCGGGCCGATGTCCAGCCGCCCCACTCGCGGCCGTTTACACGTAAAAAAACAGTATTGTTCATCGCACGGGCACCCTCAGAGGTTTAACCGGAACGAACCCAGGATGACGAACCAGATTTCGCGAAAGAATATCTTTTTCCCGATCCGCATCGTCATACCAGTTAGCCGCCAGCACCAGTGCGGGCAGCACATCAGGAGGGGTTCGCTCTGCAGTGATTTCCACCTGCGCAAGACGCGCGGAAATATCCCGATTAAGGTCTGTTCTCAGTACGGTAATCTGCTGGAAAATGCCGTCATCGGTAATTCGCAGCTGCTCCTGATCGATGGCTGCGTTCAGCACACTGCGAATTTCTGTTAATTCGTCCCAGGTTGGCGGGTCTTCCGGAGCAACGGCGGTACCGGAGCCATCAAGCGCAGGATGAGAGATGTTAATAATGTCATTACTTGCCGCGCCGCCTGTAATCTTGCCAGCTTGCCCCTGCGGTGCCGCGATGGTTTTGGGCTGCGCCAGTGTGGGCACTGCCTGTGATGCAGTACTAATTGCAGAAGACCTGATTACCGCGGCGATCATATTACTTCTGGCTTTTTGCACCTCTACAGAACCGGAATCTGTCGGCCAGGTTCCCCGTGGTGCCAGCCCCGGCTCAAGCGTCACGCCGGACATCGTTTTAATCATCGTTACAAGGTCTGACGTATCGCCCGTAAGCCGGTCGCCCGCGCGCCACGCCTTTTGCAGTTCACGAACAAAATCACTGGCCGCGCTTGGCGGCATAAGGATGACCGAAAGATCGCCCTGCAGCAGACGCATCGCCGCTGAGACGCCGGAATCAACCATCCGGAATGCGTCGGCAACATCGCCGAGCATCGCGGCTGCGTCCGCCAGCACATCATTCTGGATGAAGTCAGCAATGCCGGAGAGCGAAAACGCAGAGAACATGCTTTCAATCGCATCATCAAACAGGCCGCCGGATTGTTTCAGCCGCTGCGCCGTCGCCATACCCGCCACCGGGAATGACAGTTCGCCGCTTTCCACGAACTGGAAAGAGACGCGGCACATACGTCCCTCCGCATTACTGTGCGTGACTCTCACCTGCCCGTCGATACTGCCCTGCATTTCCCCGTACTGGGGATGAACAAGCGTACCCGGACCGGCTGTTTCAACAGCACCAATAAGACGATCGCGCTTATCGGCATAATCATCCCCAATTAAGTATGCGTTGATCGTCATTCTCCGCGTGGCCCGGCCTAAATCTTCCGTAAAGGGTTTGTCGCGGTTGGGATACTCATGCACCTGAACACGGCGGCCAAAGGTACCTTCATCATCCTCTACCGCAAAAGGTACGCCACGAAACGACGCATTACGCAGTCTGTCGCGCCAGTCAGTTGAAGAAAAAAAAGCCATATTGCCCCCAAAAGAAAACCCGCATTAAGCTGGCTTCTGTTTAGTCGATAAAGCGATTACTGCGGTTTTGTCACTTTACATTTGACTTCCGAAACACCGGTTGTGCCATTTTTATTTATTCCTGCTTTCACGACACCATTTTTCATAACCGTTACGAAAAATTGTCCACCGCGAATTAAAAATCCAAATTCCCAGCCGTTTATGACATCCGACATGATGTCGTTGTTTGGAAAGATGGGACTAATACTTTTCATTTCTGCAGGAATATCATCTGTATTTTTAAAGACAAAGACACCCTTACTCATTCCATAAGTATAATCAGCATGAGTAACCAAAACTCGCCCGCTCGCCGATTGTGCCGGACAAGTAATATCCAGAGAGGTAGATACCTCTCCTGTAGAGTTTATTGCTGTTTCAATTTCATTGACGAAATCCGCTGTAGGTGATTTTTTTGCGAATACCGGGAAAGACAAAACCATCACACAAGCAGCAACCAATGTTTTTTTCATACTCCATCTCCAGATGTTATTTATTCCTGAAAGGAGAATACCCCACATCATGGGTAATGTTCATCAGTGGATCACCGCTTTTTGGGATCTCCTGCACGCGCATTCCCGGTGGCGCATTATCGAACGTCACTTTAAGCTCGCCGCGCTGAGTTACTGGGTAGGTAGCACGCTCAAGATATTTTCCGGGCTGAGGCAATACAGGGGGGTAAATCCCTTGTGGTTGCATTAAGGCCGGGTTGCCCTGCTCAGTACGGAAAACCCGAGGCGCTACGGGAGCTTTTAGCGGATCTACCGAGATATAGGAATCGCCACGCGGCATCTGCCAGCCAGTTTTTTCAAATACAAAATCGTGGAGATCCTTGCCCCACTCATCCATTTTATCATTCAACCCAAACCCGCTGTTAAGTGCATCCGCTGCGAAGTTTTTAATCAGCCAGGGGTGTTCTTTTTCGAACTTCTGAGCCATCAGGCCGAGTTCAACCAGCCCACCAATAAGACTGATTTTACCGAGGCTTTTAAGTACGCCACCCGTTGCACCAGCAGCCGCAGTCCATTGTTTCTGCGTCGCGATGGCCGTCTGAAGATTCGTTACCATTTTGATGCCGATATACACAGCTGAAATCGCTGCAACCGCTTTGATAGCCGCTTCCCAGCCACCGAGTTGCTGCACCACACGATCCAGCTCGTGCCAGACCTCTTTAATCACCGGCCCGACTTCATCCCAGTTCTGAATGATCAGCATGGCGCCAGCCGCCAGAGCTGCGATCGCAATTTTGGCCGGTGACAGGTTGATTACCGTATTCAGTATCTTTATCGCACGGGATAACACACCGATAGAAACGCCAACGCCCAGCAGCGCCGCCCCGAATTTGGCCGCCGACTGTACCAGTTCAGGATTCGCGCGAACGAAAGTCCTGAGCTGCTCAAGGTAAGGCATGACCGCTTCTGCAGCTTCGTTAATGGCGGGCAGGAAAGTGTCGCCCAGCGTCACCGAAATCGCATTCACGCTGTTTTTCAGCAGTACCAGCTGGTTTTCAGTTGTGGCCGCACGGGATGCGTATTCCTTCTGCATCGAGCCGCCATATTCCTGGGCATCTGCCACACGGGCAAAGTTGGTGCGTAGCAGATCCAGGTTGGTCAGCAACGGGGCGATCGCACTGAGTGATTCCTTGCCAAACAGCGCGTTCATGACGGCGGCCTGCTTCGCTTTCGGTACTTTCGCGAGAGAGTCCAGCACCTTCAGCATCGCACCGCGCGCATCCTTTTGCATATCCTCAGCGAGTTTGCGGGGATTAAGCTTCAGAAAAGCGAGAGCGTTCTTCTGCGATTTCGTTGCAGAGTTGCCAGCGGTAAGCGACAGCATGAAATTTTTGATGCCGGTTGAGGCAATTTCCGATTCAACGCCCATCCCGGCGATCGTGGCCCCCATAGCGGCAATTTCACCAGAAGCCACACCCGCAACGCTGCCCAGCGGGCCGATTCGGGTGACGATATCAGAGATTTTCTTTGCGTTGGCCGGACCGGTATTCCCCAGATAGTTAATCTTATCGGCAAGAACAACAACATCATCCTGCGTCAGTTTGAATGCCGTTCGCCACTGCGCCATCATCTGGCCGGACTCTTCGGCTGTAGTGTCGAACGCAACGCCCATCTTCACAGCATCGTTGGCAAACTGCATGAGATCGCTACGCGCGATCCCCGCCTGGCCGCCTGCAGCCACAATTTCTGCGATTCCCTCCGCCGCCATAGGTAACTGCGTGGACAGCGCCAGGATATCGTCACTCATTTGTGCAAACGCTTTTTTATCATCGAGGCCGTCAACTACCTTTCGGATGTCGGCCATTTTTGACTCAAACCCGATCGCCGAATTAATAGGCAGCGCCAGCGCGCCGAGGATGGCAGTTCCTGCGGCTGCCGCCCCCAGCGCAAGACTGCCCATCTCCTTCTGGAAGCCCTTAAGCTCACGCTGCATTCCCTTCATCGGCCCGGTCAGCTGGTCAACGGCGGTGATAATTGCTTTTAGCTGGAAACTGTCAGCCATGCTTTACTTCCTCGTTGATGCGGACGGCCTCCGCTTCCAGTTCAAGGAAGTCAGATATGGCCGCCCGCCGTAGCTCGAAGGGATTTAATTTCCAGAACCAGGCGACGTTGTAGAATCGTCGTCTGAGGCTGGATCCGTCTCCGATTGGGTAAAAAAATTCAGGATCAGCATGCAGGCTTTGAAAATATCCAGCTTTGCCAGCTGAGCTGCAGATGAGCGGGGGATCCCCGCCAGCACCGGGATATACTTCAACGCAACGGCACTATCCAGCTTCACCCCACCGTCGCCGGATACGGTAAACGGAAAGCCAATCGCCTCAATTTCATCGTAAGTCGGTTCGCGCAGCTCCAGCACATGCAGCGTTTCGTTATGCGCCAGGATCGGCTTTTTCAGGGCCAGTTCTTTTGTCATTGGTAAAATCCTTCTTCACCGTGGAATTCCAGATCCACCGTGCCCTCTTCGGGATTATGGTTTGCCTCACCATGCAGCCAGGCGTTTGAAAGGACATAAACCTGACCGTTCGCCAGTTCAGAGGTAATGGTCATGGTGTCGGCGGTGGTGATTTTGTTCACTGGGAAGTTTTTGGGCACCTTTGCTGTGACCTTCGTATAGGGTGCCCTGTGCGTTTCCTTGTAATCGACATCACCGGCAAGGCCGATCACGTCATCACGCACGCGGGTGTTCATCGGGACTTCAATGCCGCCGGTGATGGACAGTTGCTGCCCGTCGATCTTGAAATAAGTGGTACCCGCAATCTTTGCCATTATGCGGCCTCCTCGTTGTATTGCAGACGGAACTGGTTAAGCACAGCGAACACACGCAGCTGGTTGACGTAATCAGGCGGGAACAGGACATCCAGACGGTTCGGATCTGATGCATTGCGCTCGACAATCAGGTATTGCTGGAAGATATCAAAGTTTTCCACGATCCCCTCGCGCTCCAGCTGGCGATATACCGCGCCCAGTTCACCACGGATAACAGATGGCGTAACAATCGCCTGGCCTGGGCCAAAGCGGGTGCCATCGTTCGCCAGTTTGTGACGTCCGTATTTACTGGTGATCACCGATTTCAGGCGACGCAGAACGTAAGCGCTGGTATGCAGCGTTTCGCTGTCCAGATAACTGTTATCAGCCACGCCGTAAGCGTTGGTTTTATAGGTGGTGATGTCGCGCTGAATGCGCAAAACACCGGATTCGGTGTACGCCGTAGCAATACCATGCATCAGCAATGACTGCTGTTCTGTGATGGTAAAACGCTTGCCGGTGGGTGCCGGGAGCGCACCTGTCAGCTCTCCGGTTTGCGTCGGCCGCGCCGGGTCGTTACGTAAGAATACGGCCTGACGTGCCAGACGATACGCCACCAGCTCATCAACTGCGGTTTGTACATCTGGTTCATAGCCCGCGATGGTGACGTGCTGATAATTGAACGTATCACCAAAGGCCACCAGCTCAGACAGTGTGCCAGTTCTGGCGGTGTATACATGACCGTACAGCTGGCGAATATAGCTCCAGCGACCGGAACTGTCGTTCATCTCCGTCGCCATCAGCTGCAGCGATGCGCTGTCGCTGAATGGCAGGCCAATATAATCGAACGGCTCATCCCCCATCGCCGCGATGGTTGCAGACAAATCAGGATCGCCCGCACCACCGCTCATGCTTCCGACCTGCACGCTTAGACCTGCAGGGACCTCTTCGCCGCTGGCCGTGCCGTAGTAATTCAGTTTTAAAGGGATATCGTTGCCACAGGTACCACTGTTCACCGCAGTGAGTTCCAGTGTCCCCTGGTCCGGCCCTGCTGATGTGACGCGATATTGCGCAGTGACAGGTAAATCTGGATTACCGTTAATGGCTGCAAGAAGAGACTGAGCCGCATCAGCGCCAGTGTCACCAGAGGCCACTGTTACCTGTACGCGGGTGGTACCGATATAGAGGTTTACCGAACCAGCGTCTGTCGCGGTACCGGAGAAAGTGATCGTACCGGTTGCTGTCTGCCCGGTGTCAGGCACAGCGATCACCCACAGCTCACCGAACGGGTCAACACGGCGGTATGCTTCCACCATACGCGCCAGCTGACTGCCGCGCCCTGCCATTTTTTTTGCCAGATCTTTGGATGGCATGATGACCAACTGATTAACAGGCATGTCAGAATCTGACAAAGCCATGCCAATCAGCAGGGAAGGGCCGCTGTCCTGCGCGGTGTTTGCGGCACTGTTATCCATTTCGGCATAAAACAGCGGTACCCGGTTATCAGCCGGAATATAACTAAAGCTTACGGTCATCTTTAACCCCTTGTTGTGGAATTACTTCAATTTCGCCAGCAGCTTCCCGGCGGAACCAGTACGCCGACGCTTCAACGTTTCGCCCTTTTGGAGGCAAAATATCGCCACGGGCAGGATCCGGAACGGATTGCCCTTTGATTGGTTTCACAAACATGAATTAATCCTGAAAGGTTATTTCGGTGTGGTGCTCGATGTTGCCGTCTGGCCCGCTACCGGGCTCGATAAAATCAACATCAATACTGAGCATTTTAAGGTCGGGTAATGCGTCCAGATCGTCCTGCTGGCGGGTGTCCTCTTCGGTGATTTCATACTTCGCCGTGAAATCGAACTGGTAATAAAGTTCGTGGCGGTTCAGATCCAGCAGCATGCCACCGGCATATTGAATTTCATGTGCCTGCGGATCCGGCTCCCAGCCCAGCAGCGCTTTCCAGATAAGCTGCCTGACGTCATGAACGGCGTCATACGCTGCCCACTGTCCTTTTTCATCCCGTTCGTTGCTGAGCACGACGATGACGGAAAACCCCTCCGTCAGATCCTGCCAGTAGTCCGTCTGCGATTTCTGCTCGCCGGTGACGTCTTCAGATGGCACGACATACGCTGCTGGCAGCCTGAGCTTTCCGGCTTCGGGAATCGCTTTAAACTGCGCGGCACCGCCAACACGGTTTTCAAACAGCGGACACCGGGCGCGAAGCGCCGCAATAATCGGGGTTAGTTTCATTTTTTCTTCCTGCGTTGAGGCCGGAGGGATTTACGCAGCTCGCGGGAAAGCACGTAACGTGTCCAGCTGCGGCGTTTTTCCAGCACCTCCGTCATGTAGTTGTTGCGCGGTGCCACGCGCCAGCCGCTGCCGCCGGACGCGCCGCGATGGTGCCCTTTCTTACGCTTCGCGCCACGGCGAACACCGTAAAACAGGAACGCAGGGTAAAACGCGCCGTTGATATGGCGGTTGCCCTCCCCGTTCTTCTGGTTAGGCGCAATCTTCACCATGAGCCCCGGACGTTTTTTAGAAGCGCGGGGCACGTAGTAGCCGATTGAGCGCGCCAGCTGCCCCGTCCGGTATGAGGGGTTTTCGCCAGGCTTCGAGCGACCACGTTTCATTACCAGCCGCCGGGCATCGCGCATGTGAATTTGACCGATTTTGACGAACGCTCGTCGCATCCTTGCCCGGTTAAAGACCAGCTCATCCGGCTGTTCGAAATCAACGTGTAAAAATGCTGTCTGCGGCATAGTCACTCCCGCTGTCGGTACCCAGTTCTTCGCACTCGAGCAACAGGAAACGGCGTTTACTGTTCAGATCCCTGACTCGTTTGACCCGATAAGAAATATCGTCGTGAACCACTTCATGATCGGCGGTAATGCCGCGGCGAAAACGGATGGTGAAATAATGGGTCACCTTATTCTCAACCTGCACAGACCCTTGATACGCAGCTGCACCGGGTTGTGCTTTTTTGGCCCACGTCCGAACCTGCTCCGGATAAGTAGGTGACACGCCAAAATCATCTGCTGGCACGTCGACGCGCCGCCGGACAACGATACGCTGGTCCAGTTCGCCCGGGTCGGGCAAAAGGTATGTGGCGCTGGCCTGCGCCTGCCTGAGTTTCATAGTGGAATGTACCTGTATGGACCGACGAGCCAGTTAAAGCTCATCGGAAGTTCGACTTTCTCCACTTCGGTAACAGTTGAACGGTTCTCGTAGAAGTGCGTCACCAGAAGCAGCATCCCCATCCTGATGTCATCCGAGAGAATAAGCCCCTCCGGATCGTCGGCTGGCACCCCCGCCTCCGCCGTATAAAGTCTCCGATTCAGAAAATTTTCTGTCCTGGCCTGAACCGCGCGCCCCAGCAGCTCAAGAAATTTATCTTCATCGGCGTAATCCTCATCCAGCCTGAGCTGCGACTTGATCTCCTCAGGAGAAAGCAACATAGAAATCCTCCTGCGCCCGCCGGGTGGCGGGCACAAAAAAACCGCTTAACGCGGCATGGTTTGTTCAGTTATGAGATTTATCAGCTGCTTGCAGAGCCTTTGCCCACCAGCGCTTTAATCGCAGAGGTATCTTCGAGAATGCAGTCAAAGCGATGGAACGCCAGGAAGCCGGTCTGGTCGAATTCTGCGTAACGCTCAACCAGGCGCTTCAGGATCATGTAGCGCACACGACGGATGATGAAGCGATCGAAGTCGCCGCAGAACATGAATTTTTTGCCCGCGCCGATATCGTCAATTTCCTGGTCGATGACATACGGAACATTGAGCACTGACGCAGGTGCCACGCCGACGATATCCGGCAGCCAGAGCGGACGCCCCTGACCGTCTTCCATCTCGCTGATGAGTTTCAGCGTGTTGTCATTGAACGCCAGGCGGAACTTCGGACCGCGGCGGTACGCCGGATCAATGCTGTGTTTCAGCGCCAGAATTTCCTGCCATTTCACAGCCGCGGCGGCGGCCGTCTGAGTGGTGCCGGTAACGGAAGTTGCCAGGCCTTTCGGCTGTTTTGGTGTGCCCGCGCCGGAACCCTGAATGAGATATCGAGCTTCACCGCGGCCGATACGCTCTGCGATACGGCGAGCAAGATAGGCTTCCATGTCGATCGCGCTGTCCTGGAGCAGTTCGTTGGACACGCGGATGATTTTGGACGTCATTTTCAAAGCGCCCAGGCTGTCCATACCGAATTCAGTATCTTCTTCGCCAGCTTCTTCGTTCTCACCCAGCAGCACGCCCACTTCAGCGGTACCATCAGCGGTCGCCCATTCCATGGTGCGACCGTCGGACGTGGTGAGGATCTGCGCCACGCTGGCGATACCACCATACGCTTTCATCTGCTCGACTACTTTCGCCAGGAAAGTATCAGGCACGGTATAACCGCCCTTTTCATCCGGTGCCACACCCTGCGCACGCAGTTCACGCAAGGCCTTGCGCTCTTCTGAACTCAATTCGCTGGCACCGTGACGCATCCATTTATCAAAGATCTGGCCGCGTTTTTCGTCATGCGGCGGGTTTTTATCAGGATCCTGATTATTGCGCTGCTCGCCCTCGTTTTCGTCAACGTAGTTCTGGTCCTGGCGGCGCAGCTCCTCTTCGCGGCCGATGCGCTCATCGAGTGCTTCCAGTTCAGACTTCGCCTTGTTCCACTCGGTGCGCTGCTCTTCAGTCCATGGGTTATCGCCGATTTTTTCATTCAGCGCGCGCATATCGGTCGCGATGGTATTACGTTTTTGTTTCAGTTCATGCAATTTCATGGTTTTTCCTTACGCGTTAAGAAGGGTCAGGACGCGCTCACGCGCCATTCGTTGGTTGATGGCTTTCTGCAGCGCGCCACTGTCGCGCGCCTCCTGCCAGGCTTTCATGGAGCGGACGGCGGAATCCGCCTCCTGGTACGCCGGATATGTCACAGGACTCACATCCAGCAGACGCGAAAAGCGGGTAATCTCACGGATTACCACACCTTCTTCGTCCTGGTACCATTCCTCCCCGTCGCGGGCGACGCGAAAAGCAAAAGAGGACTGGTTAATATCCCCGCGCTGCATCGGTGCCAGCACCAGATCGCGGATTGTCTGGGTTTCTGGTGCGGTGATGTCATAACGCAGGCCGCGCTCGTCCACGGTCAGTGCCAGTGTATCCGCGCGGGTACGCCCGAGGATAAAATTGGGATCGTGGTTAAACAGCGCACGAACATCGTCTTTCAGCACATCATCAAACGCACCGGGCCGGATAATTTCGCGAAACGAACCGAAAATCAGTTCGGAACGGCTGTCAAAAACCGAACCGTATCCGATGATCCTGCTGGGTTCGCTGTCGCGCGTTTCAGCGCGCACCTCGCCGCTGTAACAGCGAATTTCTCGTTCACTCATCTGGAGTGTTCTCCTGGGTTTTGGTTTTGACTGGCTGGGAGGCGTTGACGCTGACGAGCATTTCATCAAGGCCGTCTTTCGGGTTCATATCCTCAAATGCGCGCGCCTCGTTGCGGCTCATCCAGCCATCGGTGATGGCGTAGTGATAGAACTCCGCACGCTCTTTTGCGGTACCGCGCAGCAGACCGGCCAGGTTAAACCGGACGTAATATCCGGCCTGCCGTTCGGCGCGGGTGAATAACCTGCGGTTAAGTTCCTGCTCCCAGTTCGTTACCCACGGCATCATCGTGTAGCGGACAAACTGAATCGCCTGTTCGGAGATGTTGGAGAAAGTGGCTTTTTCGAGGTCGTTTATCATGTGCGCCGGCACGTTAAATATCCCGGCGATCATCGAGCGATTGAGCTTCATCATGTCGATGAGCTGGGCATCGACTGGCGAGACAGTCAGCGCTTTATAGTCAAGGTCGGCCGGGAGCAGCATGGTTTTATTTTCCTTGCTGCGTAGCATCGCTGTGGCTTGTCGCCACTGCTCTTTCAGCCATCCCCAACTGTCTTTGTTCAGTGGGCCTTTAACCGAGACAATCCCGGCTGGTCTGGCATTTCCGCTAAAAAAACTTTCCGTGTATTTCTGGCCGCTCATGCCCATTCCGATGGTTTCAGCGTGCTGCAGTACCGGGCTGAGTCCCATTTTCTGATCGTTGCCCAGCGCCCTGACGTGGATCATATCGTCAGGATTGATGGCGAAAGACCCCTCTTCGTTATAAACGCCGTAGGTATAGCGCCCGCCGGTGTTCAGCAGCGTCGTTTCCCACGGCATGCAGGCTTCCAGGCCAGTGACTTCACCCGTTCGCCGGTGGCGGATTACACGCGTGTAACCATTCCCCCAGCCCAGAATGTGCCGCTGTTTCAGCTCGCGCCACTTATAGCTGGTCTGCCAGGCGTTCGGCTCGTCGTGGACCAGATAAAACGCCGGATGATCGCGGGCTGTTTCGACCTTCTTCCCGGTACGCCGCATGACGTGCAGCGGCATCTGCGCAACGTTGGACGAAATGACGTAAATACAGGCATAAACCGCTGCCAGTTTCATCGCCGTCCGGGGATTAACGATCACGTCGCCGTTAAAAATCCCGTCATTTTCGGCGGCTTCAACGGTGATCGGTACCGCGGGGTTTTCCAGCGAGTTACTTCGAAAAATGGCATCAATCAGCATGACTTTATTCTCCTGGCGGCCAGCAGCGCCCACAGCAGCAGACCGCTACCGCCAGCCATGAGAGCAACCGCAGCGCCGAATTTGAGGTAAATGCCGCCAACCAGCGCGCCGAAGCCTGCCAGCCCGGCCACATCGATAATTAATGATTTCACAGGAATAACAGTTCCTCATCAGGATCGAGGTTAGAAAGGAAGTCTTTCGGCTCATTCAACATTGCGCGGCCAACACCCATCATCAGGCCAACTGCACCATCGATTTTGTTGCCTGCGCCCTCTTTTACCGGGCGAACAACATCGTCACTACCTGGTAAATATTTGCCGACCACGTTTGATATGCACCAGGTCATCAGCGGATTGCCGTCATGATGGAAGCGGCCAGCAGCGATCGCAGCTTCAATCTCTCGCATGGGGTCGCTCATGTTGGTGTAGTTCTGGGTAATGGTGACGGGCTCCAGCCCTTCATCCTGCAACATGTGAGAAAGGCCGGTTGCGCCATAGGGGTCAATCGGGCTCGCCGCTATTTTCAACGTTTCACGTAATTTCAGGATCGCTTCGTAAATAAGGCGGTAATCCACTTCTGCACCGTCTGATGGAACCAGCACGCCCTGATTAACAAAGGACTGGTAACGGTCGGCGATCGTTTTCAGCGCCGGGTCCGTGGCGTAGACAGTGTCTTCCGGCACCCAGAAAAGAGGTGAAACGCAGTAATAATGACTTACTCCGTCGATTTCGCGGCGGAACACCGGCACTACCGCGTTCAGGTCGAGCTTTGAAGCCAGGTCGATACCGAGATAACACTCTTCTCCCGCAAAATCGGACAGTTTGAGCGACTTATCTGCCGCAGCCATCCACTTCTGCAGGTTATAGAACGCCGCTTTAGAGCTCACCCATTTGTTAAAATGCTTGGTGAGAATTTTGTTGGTCTGGCTTGGCGTGGATATCGCCAGCAGCTGCTTGGCCCTGAGAAAATCCCCTTTTACGGAAATGTTGTAATTCGGGTTGGCTTTTATCAGCGATTCCGGCTGCGTCCAGTCGTCTTCTTCATCCAGGGTATAGATGATCCCGAATATCGCTTCGTTTTCGCCCCCCTCCCTGATGCGCTCAAGTATCTCCACCACCTGAGTACGCTTCTCATAGCATGGCGAAGCAATATCGAAACCCGCCGTGGTGATGATCAGCGTGATGGGCTGCTGCCTCGCCCCCATCCCGGTGGTCATCGTGGTATAGAGCGCGTCGGTATCGTGTTCGTGATATTCGTCGATGATGGCGCAGGATGGTGAATCACCGTCGCCGGGGTCGCCGATAATGGGTGCGAATAGGGAGCCGTCCGGGCGCGTCATTTTCTTCGCCCAGGGTTTGATGCTGAACTTCTGACGCAGTGCCGGAAGCTTTTTCACCATTGCCAGAGCAGGCGCAAAGACTTTCCAGGCTTGTTTTTCCGTCGTGGCACCGCAGTAGACTTCCGCTGCGTACTCACCATCCGCACAGAACATGTAATTGCCGACGGCCGCCGCGATCGCCGATTTGCCGTTTTTACGTGGCACCTCGATGTAAATCTCATTGAACCGACGAAACCCCGTATCCTTGCGCACCCAGCCAAACGGCACGCCAAGCGCAAACTTTTGCCAGGGTTCAAACTCAATACGAAGTTTCCGCCGTGCCCAGTCCCCGGAGGTATGCGGCATTTTTTGGGAAAAACGTAAAAAACGCTCTGCCTTGTTTTTATCGAAGCGGTAAGGCCAGCGTGGATCTTTGGCGCGGTCCAGGTCGTCAAGATGTCGCTGACAGGCAAGAATGGTTAACCGGCAGGCCAGTATCTTCCCGTTCACGACGTCCCGCGCATACTGGTTCGCCGCATTGACGTTCGGATATGTAGCCATCAGTCAAACTCATCAAATTCATTCCCTTCATCGTCCGGATCATTTTTACCGCTGGTCATTCTTATGCGGCTGAGCGGGTCTAACCCGAGAAGTGAACCCAGACGGGCGAGTTGCGAAACGGAGTCATTACGGACATTGACTGCAGGGTGTTTTTTCTCACCCCCCATTTCACTTGATACGGTCAGGCCGTCTTTCGCGATGACTTTTTCTGCCTCAACCATCAGGTGAAACGCATTGCAGTACGCCAGAAGTAGCGGCGCGTCTTCGAGATCAAAAACGCCGCGCTCGATTAAAATTTTGCTTTGCGTTTTCCAGATGCGGATCGCTATGTCGCTCATTAACTCATCCGGCGGCGTAATCCTGGTCAGTTTGCTCTTCAGGTTTGAGGGTAAATTACGCTTGCGGCCAGCACCGGAAGAACGCACAACACCAGCCATTAAAACCTCCAAATCAATAGGCGAAACCTTCAGGAAAAAAGTTTCTTATTTTGGGCGCATAAAAATTTGATGAGGCGGGCAGTCCGGAGGGGCAAAGGCTGGAGAGATTTACCCTCCCCCCCGCCTGCCTGACAGGCGCTCTCGCGCCGTCTTCGCCCGATGACATGGGGTGCACAGGCTTTCAAGGTTGTCGTCACTGTCGCTGCCTCCGTGCGCCAGCGGCAACCTGTGGTCTACGCTGGTCGCCTCGGTTATTGCGCCACGGCGCAAACACTCCTGACATAACCCTTTGTCTCTTTTGAGAATGCGGAGGCGGGTTTTATCCCATGACGCACCATAGCCGCGCTGATGACGTGATACTCCGGGCTTGTACTGTCTCCAGCCCTCGCCCCGGTGGTCATCGCAGTATCCGCTGCGGTCCGTTGTGGTCTGCCTGCAGCCACGTTTGCGACACGCTTTAGGCGTTCTCGGTGGCATGGCTAACTCTCCGGAATGCATAGCTGCTGATGCCGTCACGCCCAAGCACGCTCTCAATGGTGTTGTGCTCAGCGCAGACAAAACCCTGCACGCCAAACCAGCGCCGGATGCCTTTATCGGTGAAATACCAGATGTGCTCATCTTTGCGGTAATGCCGGGACGTCAGGATGTGTTCTGCATTTTTGAAGACAGGCAGAGACACAAACACCCACTGACCGGCACGCGCCACAGCTGCTTCTGGATCGTCGATGTGCTCCAGCGAATCCCAGAACGTCAGCGCAGGGAAATCACCGTCGGGGAAATAAGGGTCGTAAAGGTTCGCCCAGCGGCCACCAGCTTTAAGCCAGGCTATCCCTTCAGGATTAACGTCATAGCCCCATGTATCTGGCCGTGTCTCTACGAACTGACCAGACCCGATCCCCACATCAAGCACTTTGCCCTGATGATGGCGGGCCACCAGCTGTATACGTGCCGCATTCAGCTGAATACCCATACTGGTCTGCGCCATCTGCCGATACTTTGCAAAATAACTGGCATCGTATGGCCGCTCTGGTGGTACCGGAAAGCGGCCAATGCCCAACTCGGGCAGCCAGACAAGGCCGTTTTGCATTTCATGTGAGAACAATGTCATGTAACCAGCCTTTGAATTTATCGAGGAAACCAGTGATGTGCTTACTGCAGTCGTGTTGCATGCTCCCGCACATGCAGTAATCATCGGGCTGCGCCCATCCAACGCGGGAAAGATCCATTTCTGGATCGGTTACGATGTGCGGGGCATTGTGCGCACCGCATCCCCCCTGAACGATGAAAACAGGCGTCTTGTAGCAAATAGCTGCGGGCAGCGCCCAGCCAACACCGGAAACCACGACGGCGGCATGTTCCACCAGCGCCAGCATTTCTGTTAATGACAGCTCGCCTTTGTGCAGATATAGGTCAGCCTCCGGCAGCTCACCCACCAGCCACTCTTCCCCATCCTCAAGGTCTGCCAGGCTCACAACGTAAAAATCTTTGCGCAGCTCAAGTGCTGCCTCCGCCAGATATTTCGGGTCAGGATTTCGCGCGGGGTTCGCCCACTCTTTTCGAACGGTGGCCGGACGGATGACGGCTACAGGCTTATCAACCTGAACCGGCGACTCACCGAATGACGGCAGATCGAACACACTGGCCATCTTGCCGAACTGCCAGGTCATTGCGTCGATGATGGAGCCTTTTCTCAGCTCTTCGGGGCCATAAAAAATCGTCAGAATCTCTGACGGCCGCGATGGCTCCATGACATACATCGCTGCCGTTCTCTCCTCGTTTTTTTGCTGAGTGCGGAGACTCGTGCTGGAGCGGATGAATTTCACATCCAGATCGCAATAAAGTTCCGGCCAGGGTGTACGCAGGTACGCGCCGGGGAACTGGCGTACAAATGCCCGCTGGTAAATAGAGTCACCAAGCCCGTACATCCCGCGGATGCAGACTTTTCTTTTTGATGCCATGTGTTACCTACTGAGAAAGAGCAGCCGCAAGGGACTGTCGGGGGAAACAGGTAAGTCGCGTAAAGCGGGAGCAGTTAATTATCTCGACACCACCAGCAATAGCACTGAGGCGCGAAAATTCATCCTGCCATCGCGCTACGCTGAATTTGTCCGGGTTGGACAACAGAGCATGATTGCCGTGCCAGTGGGTGCCGTTGCGTACTGAACAGTCATAACCCAGCAACAGAACGCGGCTGGCCCCAAGATGGATCGCCAGCTCAATGGCGCGCTGACCTGAATTAAACGAACCGGGTATTGCAGACGGTAGCCAGTTAATGCCAAAGCGCCTGGCGGTGAACTCATCACCGCACCATCGGGTTGCTTCTGATGTAATGCCTTGGCTGTACTCTTCCCACCAGCAGCAGTCAGTGGCGTAAATGTGCTGACAGTCTGGCGCGGCCATCCAACTGGAGTTAACCGATATAACAGTATGACCGGAACCTGAGGCTAAAGCGCAATCATGTACCGTCAGCGAGGGACCACTAGCAATACAGATAAAAGTTTGCATGGCATTCCTCTATCCTTTAGAGGGGATAAGGGTTGCTTTATCCCTTTGTGGGGATAACCATTATCAAGCCCACCAGCAGGTGAGCTTTGTAATAGCCACTTAATCGTCGAGTTGTAACACACCACGCTCAAGCGAATCTGAATACGCGATCAGTCCAGAGTATTCAGGAATAATTTCGCCATCGTCTGCTTCGAACTCCGGGATTGTCCCCGTGGTGATAGTGTATTGAGGCGCACCGTCCTCTTTTGCGAAGACCGCCAGGTCTTCAATCTGTTTTGCTGTAAGAACTACCGTCATGTTCATTCCTCAGTTGTTAAAAATCCCCGCTATTGCGAGGCTCTGGATTCTTTACTGCAGTTCGCCTGCCACGCTTTGTTATGCGAAAGGATGTCGCGCTTTGTCTGCTTATCCAGCTCGTCGATATCGTGATTTGTCAGGTAGATAATTCGGGTCCACAGACAACCTGTATCAACCACCACCGGGGCGGGTGAAGTTTTCGCGCAGCTCGCGATCAACATCGTTATCAGGCATGTGATTAACAGTCTGCTGGACATTACTGGCCTCTTTAGTGACTTCAGCTTTACGTTCTGCCGCGGCGATTGCTGCCGCTGCATTCTCTTCAGTGCGCTGCTGATTAGCTTTATCCTCTGCCTTTCCGCTGCCGCGAATATTCCCGGCAACAAACCCGCTAAACGCGACGGCCACCAGCGCAGCAATACCGCCTAAAATCATTTCGATGATGCTCATAGCTACCTCCTCATATTAATGGTCACCACCAGCGCACCTGTCCGATGAAATAACCGACCGACAGAATGAACAGCACCGACCAGATAAGAAGGAATTTCCAGTTGGGCAATTTTTCAGCCATCTCTCGCAACTCCCGTATCAGTTTGCTAAAATCAATCACAGCTTCTCCCTGTCTCACTCAGGTGCAGAAACAGAAAACCCCGACTGTTGGCGCAATCGGGGTTTTTGCTTTATGGCTTGGCCTAAACTACCAGCACTGATTTCGCCAGATTAAACAGCTCTCGGCGTTTATCCAGCCCGTTACGGCCGCCATTGATAAGCAGCGTGACGCGCTCCACGTCTCCGGAATGAAGCAGGCAGCCGTGAGAGACGTAGAACCATGCAGCTGAGCGAGCTGCATATTCATCCTGTTCCAG